GGGAACATGTTTTGTCTTCCACCTGATTCAGTTGTTGTAGTCATTGAATTATTAAGTTATGTAACTATATTATATATAAAATGTTAAATTTTGTCAAGAAACTTTACATACTGATATCCGAACAAAATTAAAGGGACCTTATAGTCCCTATAAAATAAACTAATCTAAGTTGGTTGATTCGGTGGTTGAGAATCGGTTACTCTACCCAGATACGGATCATAATTCATTAATGTATCAATTGATAAGTTAATCCCATTCTGTTGCCAAAAATTTAAAATACCCTCATGATTCTGTCTGTGAAATATTTCTATATGATCTGGATGTATTGATGATCCCATTTCCAATTTGTAAAGTAAAAGAGGGATAGAATATGTATTTCCAGAATTATAAATTAAATCATCTGCAACTGCTCTAGGTTTCATCCCTTGATCAAGTTTGTACTTATCACCATGTACGTGAAACTTTAACAACTTCTCTGCATGATGTCTATTAATTAAATATGCTGCTGTAGAAAAATCGTTTACAAATCTTTTATGTAATACCGCAAATAATGTTCCTGTGCATATGATTGCTATCTGTACTACATCCCAATCATAAGGTATCCTTGAATAAAAATCTTTCCAAGTAAAATTCCAAGATTTGACAGTTTCAAAATTAAGATCATCCTCTGCAATAATCGCATAAGGAGTGTCTGATGTTTCATACCAGTGTTTAATTGCTTTCAGATGTGACGTAGTGCATCCAATTTCACCAGAGGACATTCCATCTGGATATCTACCTTTTATAATATCACTCAAATCATCCTCTCTACCATCATATCCAGAGATTCTTTCGTAATTTTCTATCTCCCAATACTTAAGTTGAGATTCCATGTAAATTTTTCTCTCTGGTTCACCATCCAAATTAATATAATAAATTGGAGGTAATCCTTTGAGTTTATATGCTGATCTGTTTTTGTTCATATCAATCAAGAATGTTTATTGTTGGAACCCAACCAAGTTCCATTAATTGTGAAATGTTCGCACAGGTGACATCTCTTTCGCCTGGTGTGTCTTCTTTGATAGGTAAGTCACCCATTCCCATTTTAGTTGCAAGATCAATAACTGATACAGGATTTCCTGTACCAACATCTAATACTCCATTATAACTGCTAGTGATCAAAGTTGCAATAGCAGTTACAACATCATTAACATGAATCCAATCTCTTTTATGTCTTGTTAGATAAGTTGCAGTTTTTTCTTCTAACATACGGTATAGCATATCAGAACGACTTACCTTTTCTGCCCATACATTAAAGAATCTCATACCCACACTGTTTGGTGGTGCTTGTATTTCATTTACCTTTTTAGATATTGCATAAGCATTTATCCACCATTCATACACAGATGCAGAACTTGCATATAAACATCTTACATTATTATCTCTACAATAATCAAATATAGGTTTAGATTTTACGACATTATTTTCCCAAAACAAATCAGGGTTTTCAATTGCCTCACGTATCGCAGCATTTGCTGCAAGATGAATAACTACATCGTACTTTTTATTTGTTTTAAAATCACCCAAATCATATGGGATATCATATCCATCAACCTCATGTCCATGTGATAGAAGATGTTCATAAACGTGACTTCCTATAAAACCAAGATGTCCTGTAACTAATGCTTTCATTTAGATAACCTCGTTTTAAGATACTCTTGATTTTGATAGTAATGTATTATTGTATCTTTATCTTGTTTTCTAAACCATTGCCACAACCTATCGTTCTCTATAAATTTAGGATTATTATAATGAGAATTAAAAGTTCTTGAATGTTCTAAATGATAAACATCATTCCATACTCTACCAACTTTATACTGTAGACACATCATTCTATAATACAATTCACAATCTTCACATCCCCATGACATGAAGTTTTCATTCATCATACCAAAATTAATATATGATTGTCGATTGAATACTTGAGAGAATCCTACAGTTGAGGGTAATCTAAAAGAATTAGATTTTAATATTGATAAATCAAAATTAGATTGGATAAACTTTGAATATATTTCTTGATTGTAGTTGACTGCATTTTGATATACACCACATCCATATGGATATACAAAATCATACCCTTGTTGATCTATTAATTTATAAGTCTCCGTATATGTTTTCTTTGGAAAAATTACATCGACATCATAGTGCCAAACAACTTTAGATTTAGTTTGATCAAATAAGTCATTAATATATTTTGTTCTATGAAATAATGTATTAGCATCTTTATATTCAAAAGTATGAATAATGTTACTAGTATCTGCATACTTTTTAATTTCTGGATATGCTACATTTTTAAAAACAGATTCACTATCAACTTCTTTTAAATAAATTTTTGCTGTAGGAATTGTATTTGAAAGATAGGTTAATATAGAAATACAATTTCTTAACCTATCATTAGATTCAATACGAATTGGAATGATAAAAGATATATCCATTAGATTAATATCCAGTCATTTAAATATAAATCTTTAGTATCATTATTTGGATACGCAGGACCAAACCATGTCTTAGGTGCGATTACCTTGCCTCTTCCATTTTGCAACCATGCACCCCACCAACTCATCGAACTGTTCGCAATTATAGCACCAGAACATAGCGACATTAAACATAAATCAATAAACGGTTCATAAGATCCGTCATCATACTTATCTTCTGGTATTGAGATAGCAAATCTATCAGGTTTAAATATCTCTTGTTCCTGTACCCACTCAGGAGAGTCTGAGCAGACGACAACAGGTGTATCTTCTGGAAATGCTTGCAATGCCTTTTCGTAGTACTCAAGAGATTGTGGGGGGTGCTGATCGGAACACTCTGTATATGACCACTTAAAACCACGAGGATCTACTAGATTAGGATCTCCTCTACGGACATGTAAAAATATAGGTGCAGAGTCTAATGAGTTTATCATTTCTCTACATGGTTCTATTATATCACTGTGAAATGTAAATTCTCTTCTTATTTCATTTTCAATATTCTTAAAATATTTTTCAGATTGAAAGAAACCATTCAAACTAATTTCATTGGGACAGAGATTAAATAATTCTTCATCAAAATGAAACTGTCTTTCTCCTACAACTGGTGCATATCCATTATCTAATAATCTTAAATTAGTCGATGTTACTGAGGGTAAAGTAAACGCTCGATCTAAACTATAATTTTCTATTCCTTTATTAGTGAATGGTGGAATACACCAATCATATCCTTTATTTGCTGCAATACCTCGTAATGCTGCATATTCAAACATTTGGTTTCCCAATCTACCCATGTTACCGAGATTGTTAAATCCAATCATAATTTAGTCCTCCTCTTGACATAATCTTGTGATTCATAATATCTTAAAAGATCCTCTTTGGATTGAGATCTAATCCAATTCCATAGTTCAGTATTTCTCTGCCACATAGGATTACTGAACCATGAGTCGGTAGATCTACCATGTTCTAAGTGGTAAACATAATCGTTTACTCTAACGACTCTATTTCCTAATACATTTAGTCTGTAGTATAGTTCACAATCTTCTGGGCCCCATGCATGAAAGTTTTCATTCATCATATAAGAATGAATATAATTCTCTTTACGAATAAATTGGCACCATCCTATTGTTGAGCAAGTAGAACTACTATATGTATCTAATTGTTTTACGTCCAAATCTGAATTGATAAAATTATCAAATATACTATTATCATACTTAACTGCTTTTTGATATATTCCACAACCATAAGGGTATACTGCATCACATTGACCCCTCATTATCATTTCATATGCTAAAGTATAACTTGTAATTGGAAGTAAAACATCAGTATCATAGTTACACACCACTTCAGTATCAGATTTCTGAATCAGATCATTTAGTATTTTAGTTTTATGAAAATAATTAGTGGTTTGCTTTTCATACATGTAATCAAATCTATGACTAATGATACCAAATCTTTTTACCAGATATGGCATGATAAGTTTTGAAAATTTATTTTCTGTATCACACTCTTTTACTATAATTTTTGCATCAAATTTAGTTAAAAGATATGTTAGAACTGTAATTAAATTTCTAACTCTATCCTGAGATTCAAGTTTTACTGGAATTAAAAATGTTAAATTCATGAAACTGGTGGGATTGGTGTGGAATCGTTATAAATTTTTATCCATCTATCTGGAATCAAATCTTTTGTATCAAGATGAGAATTTGCTGAACCATACCAAGGTGTAGGTGCTATAACTTTTCCAGTATCATTTTGCAACCATGCACCCCACCAAGATAAAGATGAATTAGCGATGATAGCACCACTACAAAGTGACATCAAACATAAATCCACATAAGGAACACTAGCACCATCACCAAACGTTTCATAAGATGAATCAGAAAAATGAAATCTATCTCCTTGTAACCACTCTTGACGTTTACACCAATCAATTAAATCCGATACAACTATAACATTTTTATCTTCTGGAAACTCTTTCAGTGCTTTTAGATAATAATCTGGTTTGCATAAAGGATGAAACTCCTGTAACATTTGATATGACCATTTCTCTCCCCTACGTCCAGTCACATTAGGATTACCCCTGCGAACATGAAGAAAAATACAATTATCTTTTCCACCAAGACTGTCAATAAATTCTTTGCATGGATTTAAATATCCCTTTTTAAAAGTATAATCTTTTCTTATTTCATCTGAAATATGCTCAAAGTATTTTTCTGTTTGATATATACCAGAATAATTAGTATTATCTCCACACTCTTTAAAAAATTCTTGATGAAATAAAGTGTCTCGGCATTCTATTGTAGGAAAATTACTTTCACCTGTTTGCTTACATCCAAACAATTCAAAGCAATCAAATAATCCATAATTATCATATCTGGGAGCATCTGATTCTGGAATCATCCAATCAACATTGCACTTTGCTGCCATACCACGAATAAAGGCATACTGGAACAATTGATTGCCCAGTCTACCTTCATTACCTAATCCATTAAATGATATAGTCATAAGTTTTTAAGATCAATTTTATCATAAAAATGTGTCCAGTCACACCCAACACTTTTTAAAAATTTCCAGGGAAGAACTTCTGGATTGCCTGTATTGTGTTGTATTAAAATTTTATATTGTTCCTCATTAATATACTTAGGATTGATCCAGAAATCTTCAATCACC